CGCCCTCCTTCTGGCCGGCCCGCCAGAGGTACTTGATCGTGTTCCCCAGGCAGAAGGAGTGGTGCTCGGTGATGGTCAGGGCTTCCACGCCTGAGGGGTGGGAGCGGTAGTGGGGAGGGGAGGCGATGGGGTCGGTCGGCTGCATCTCTCCACAATCCGGTAGTCCGGTGTAAAAGCAGTGGCCTGGGCACGGCACATTCTCACAATCAAGCCATGAGTCTTCCGTCACGGGCCCGCACTTCGGGCACATCCTCTTCTCTTCACTTCCCGCCAAAGTACACCTCCGGTGTCCAGAGCCGCACCTCACCCGTCTCCCAGTCGTAGTCCCCTTCCCGTTGAAGGATGTACGCCAATCGGGCTTGGTGGATGGCGTCTTGTTCTGTGAGGCCCTTCTTGCCGTAGGCGTCCACGACGGCTCCCCAGGAGCAGTCCTTGTCGAGGATCTTGGCGGCGGTTACAGGGCCGATCCCCGGGCAGCCGGGGTAGTTGTCGGTCGAGTCCCCGGTGAGAACCTGGGTGAGGAAGTTGTAGGCGCCCTCCTCAGGGGTGATGGTTCGGATCTCGGGGTAGTGGGCGTAGGGGTTGTAGTGGAGGCCAGGGACCTGGAGGAGGTCTTTGTCGGCGGTGACTACCAAGTTCCCCTCAGCGTGGAGGCCAAGGAGGTCGTCCGCTTCGAGCTTCCCTTCGTACCGGGGGAGGAGGCGCTCCTTAGCCCCCTTGAACGCTAGGGGCTTCGGGGAGACGCGTTGGGCCTTGTAGGTAGGCTCAAGAGTCTTGCGGAAGTTGTCTGGACCTGAGAAGCAGAACGCGCGGTCAGTCACGTTGCGGAGATCGAGCACTTGCTCCACAAGCGCCGACACTTGCTTGATGACCTCCTCCACATCGCTCCACCAGTAGGCGTACCCATCCTCATCTACGATCTCCCTCTGCACGGCAGAGCAGACCCGGTGGACCACAAGGTCTCCGTCAATGAGTGCAGTCAATCCCATAGTCGATCTTTTTGAGTCGCTTGAGTTCTTGGTTGAGGTAGTTCGCAGACCCGGGGATCTTGCGTAACTCCCACATGAGGAGGAGAAGCTGGGCTTGCGGCTTCTTCTCGGTGAGGTGAGGGATAAGCTGGCGGATAGCGTCGCGGGCTTTCTCGCCGGAGACCCGCCATTGGAAGCAGGTTCGGTGAGCTTCGCTCCGAGTCTTCAACGCCCCGATCGTCCCGCCGAAGGTGGCCTGGAGTTCCTTGAGGACATCCGGGTAGGTGTTGTTGACGACCAGCCGAGTGCCTCCATCCCACATGAGACACCCTTCGCCATCGACGAAACCGGCTAGGTACTCAATGCGTTTCGGTGTAGGCAAGCCACTCCTCCCTGGATAGGTAGCGTCCGGTTAGGCCGGTGAGGTGGGTAAATCCTTGGGGCAGGTAGCGTCCCTGGCCGGGCCATGAGCGTGTCCCGCGCAGCCACATACCAAGGGTCTCCCTACGAACCTTGAGATACTTGGAAGCCTCTCGAAGAGAAGGGAACGACAGCACTTCACCATGGATATTCAGCATCACGGGACGGCTACGTAACCGTCGAACGCTCTCCCTCTGCCGGTTTTGTCCATCCGCATTCTCCCGCCAGGTCCTCTGTGCCCGCTCTACAATCACAGGGTCCTGAGTGGCTACAGCCCTCTTGGCTTCGTTCAGTAAGTAAGGGGTGTCACGGAGCTGAGCCAGGCGGGCATCCTCCACACGCTTAGCTTCCGAATCCTCCAGCAACACAAGTACAATGAGTTCAGGTTCCCCATAGAGTCTCCAAGCTCCTACAAGCAAAGGGCTGCTGTGTCTTCCAGAACGCACATCTGAGCGGTGTTCACAGAGACGTCTACGGGGGTCCGTAGAACATCCGATATATCGAAGAACATCCCCGGCGGGCCTCCACCGAAGCTCATACAAGTATTTCAATGGGTCTCCCCCCAATGCTTGCCAACTTTCGCTTCACCATCCAAGGGGCAACGCAACTTGAAGAACTCTCCCGTCTGGCGGAGAGAGTGGACGCCTAACTCCCCCACAAGCTCTGCGCGGTCTGGAGCACACTCGATAGCCAGTTCGTCGTGGATGTGCCCCACCATGAAAGCCGTAGGGTCTATGTCGGGAAGGGCATCGCAGAAGAGATTGGTGGCCTTCTTCATAATGATCGCACCCGTGCTTTGAAGCAGGCAGTTCAATGCAACGTGCGACGAGTGAACAGGCACCTGCCTCCCGTCTAGTGTCGTCACATAGCCCTTCTCCTCGGCCTCTCTTGCCACTCGCCGGTTGAGCTGCTTGAGCTGAGGCAGGGCATCAAAGAACTTGGCCTTGAGTGCCTTTCCTTCCTTAGCCCCGCCCCCAACAATTGAGCCGATCTTGGAATCGCCAGCGCCGTACAAGAACGCATAGAAAAAGACCTTGGCTTGGTTGCGTGTCTCCAGTCCAGCGGCTTCCTGGTTGTAGGTATGAAGGTCCCCCGCGACAATGACCTCGGTGTACTCCGGGGAGGCCATCCAATGGGCGAGCGCCCGACCTTCCAATCCAGCAGCGTCCCAACCCACCAAGGACCTACCCTCAGGGACAGTGAACAACTCCCGAAACTCACGCCCGTAGGGCTTAGGCGCTCGGGGAACCTGAGCCAAGTTCGGCCTCATGTGGGTACAACGGGAAGTGACCGTCCCCAGAGGGTCAATTCCTCCCCGGATGCGCTGACTGCTTCCAACAAGTCCGAGGTAGGGATGCCTCCCTCGAGATAGCTTCTCCAGCCGGTCGTCCAGCATCCGCATCTCCAGAAGCAGGTCAGCCTCCACGAAACCGAGTCCCTCAAGAACTTCCTCTGTGATCTCAGGATCCCCGGTAGCGGTTCGGGTCTCGGCTCGCCATCCGTACTTGACATTGAATCGTGCCTCAATCTGAATGTTTGAGCTGGGGTTGAACGGGTGGTGCTTGACCTTCAACGGCCCGTCCTTGAGTTCCTTCCGCACCTTGCTCGGTGCGTCCCTCTTCCGCTCGTACCTGTTCCCCATCGGGTCCTCGTAGTACTGCGGAGTCTTCATCTCCTCCACCCGATCGGGGAAGGCTTCCCGAAGCTCATTCGCTATCCGCGAACGGCGGATGTCCAGCTCCCGCTCAAGAGCCTCACCCTTAGCCTTGTCGAAGTAGAAGCCCTTGCGGCTGTGCTCGATGTGCCAGGCGAAGGGGTGCTCGATCTCCCACACCAACTCGGGGAGGCCCTTGGACTCGATGAGCTTGAAGAGGGCGACGTTGAGTTCCACATCCTGGATGCAGTAGTCCAGCATCGCAGGGTCCCAGGTCAGCCAGGCGTCTTCCTTCTTGTGGAAGTCGTCCTTGTAGACCTCGAGACGCCAGCCCCATGCTTCGAGCTTGTGCTTGCCGACGAGTTCGCCGGGGATCCGCTTGTTGGGATCCTGGCCCATCTTCTCCGCGCGGGCTCGCCGGGCGAAGTCCCGCTTCTTGAGGTCCGGCCAGCAGACCTTGGACATGATGTAGGTGTCACGAACAGTCCCGGCGTACTCGAAGGCGTGGAGCTTCTTGAGAAGGCGGAGGTCGTAGTCCTGGATGTTGTGGCCGATAGCTACGTCTGCCTCGCGGAGTAGGTTCAGTAGCTCCTTCGGCTTGGTCCCGCTCCACTTCTCCCCGGTGTCCGGATCTTGAGCAGCCCAGCACCACAGGCGGTCAGCTTCATCGAGGAGGCCATTGGCCTCGATGTCGAAGACAAGACGCATCAGTAGACCTCCACATCGAACGGGGTCACCACAGCCGCCTCGACCATGGTGTGGGTCGCTGAGTCGAAGGTGTACCTACCAGCCAGCCCCGTATCCCCCGTCGCCCGGGACTTGATAATCCGAACCTTGAGGTCATTCCGTTCGTCAGGGTCCTCGGCCTGCTGGTCCCGCTCAAGCCCGATAATGATGTCCGGGATCCCGCTGAGTTGGGAGGATCCCCGAAGGTCAGCCATGCGGATCTCCTTCCCCTCGTCCCATCCCTTGCCCTGCTTCGACGCCTGGGACAGGTGGGAGATAACGATGATCCGGCAGCCCGTTTCCTCAGCCAACGCGCGGAGCTTGGTGATGAGGATGTCGATGTCCTTCCGCTCGTTGTCCGTGGCGTTGCCGGAGATAGCGATGGTGATGTGGTCAAAGACGAGGAGCTGAGCGCCCCAACCCTTGACCATCCAGCGCAGGCGGGAAAGGAGGGTCTCTGGATCCTGCGAGCCCCAATGGTCGTAGAAGTTGAAGCTGGGCTCGAGGTGCCTCTTCGCGGCTGCCCGGAGGGTCTCAGAGTCTTCTTGGATCAGGTGCAGAGGCTTGCCCACAGCGTGAGTCAAGAGACCCAGCGCGGCCCGCTGGACCGACTCCTCCAGCCCGACGTACCCGACCTTGAGCCCGTGCTCCTCCGCAAACCACAAGGCCCACTTCCGGGCTACCGAGGACTTGCCCCCGCCAGGCCCTCCGGTGAGGAGGATGATCTCCCCAGGACGGAACCCTCGGAGCTTCTCCTGGACTCCCCCGTGGTCGAAGTACAAACCCTCCGGGATCCGCTTCACCACCTGCTCCGTGATCGCGTCCCCGAACACGAACCCATCCGGGCGGAAGGGCTTGGCGTCCCAGAACACACGGATCAGCTCCTCCCGCTTCCCCGCCTGGAGCATGTCCGAGGCGTCCTTGTAGCCCTCAGGCCACACGGCGATCTTAGCCTTCCCGGGGGTGAGGAGTTCAGCGCACTCCCGAGCGGCGGCCTGTCCCGGCTCGTCTCCATCGAACATGAAGACGACGCAATCGAAGGACTCGAGCCACTCAAGCTGGGCCTGTATGTCCTTCTTGGCTGTCTTAGCCCCATTTCGGATAGAGACCACCGGCCACTTGTTGTCCTGAACCTCGGACATAGAGAGAGCATCCATCTCCCCCTCGGTGATCGTTAGGTATCGACCCCCTCCCCTAAGGCCGCGTTGCCCGAAGAGAGTGGCTTGCTTGGGGTCGCCCACCCAAGCGAACTCCTTACCAGGCAGGCGGACCTTCTGAGCGCACAGGCTCCCATTGGCGTTGTAGTAGTTCGCCACCTGGACGGACCGCCCGTTGTAGGAAGCCTCGCCGTAGCTGAGCTTCTCACAGGTGCGGGCAGAGATCCGCCGTTTGTTGAAGGCTTTGGGCTGTACGTCCAGAAGGTCCATTCGCTTTCTGTCAGAGCGAGAAGGGGAGACCCCTCCTTCCTCGGAGGGCGTGTAGTGGTGACAGACGAAGCACCAGGAATGCCCGTCGTCGTAGTCCGCTTTGCCGTCTGAGCTACCGCACTCAGGGCAAGGCCCGTGTCCGAGGAGGGAGGAGTCCACCTAGCTCAGCCGGTACTCCGTGTACCAGGCACCATTGGCGTCCTGCTTCCATTCACTCTCAACCTCCACCCCCGCGTCTCGCAGGTCCCGGATCCGCCGAGTGAGGGAGCGGATCTTGAATTGGTCGGTTGCAATAACCGAGGTGATGGAGTGACCCGCTTCCAGGAAGGCTAGGAGCCTTGCGTTTTGGGAGTGGGGGCGGAAGTTAGTGGCGAGAGCAGTCATTCCACTACCTCGATGGTTTCGGGGAAGTCGCCGTTGGCCGTACGTGAGTGCCATTCAACTTCAAGGTCCCCCGCCCACACGACGATCTCAGCGGAGGGGAAGAGGCCCTCTAACAAGCACACCCAGCTTCCGCTGTAACCGTCTTCAAGGTCGTCCACGAAGCTCCACTCATCTGGGAAGCTAGCCACTAGCTGTCCATCGAAGTAGATGGCGAATGCCTCATCTTCAGCGTTCTCCCAAACGTCAATCCGTTTGGGCTGAACGTAATTGCGTGCCGAGTCTTTCAACGATCTCTCCTGTGTTCTTGATCGGGAAGCAGACCCACCAATCCTTGGCGTGATCTTCCCTGACTAGCAGGACCGGGATCTCGTCTTCCTGACGGTCCTGCTCGGCTTGTTCAATCCATCGGTACAGACCAATCTTCTTGTACCGCTTGACCTCCATGTGAACTCCGGGGAGTGCGTTGAGGAGGTCCGCTGCCCAGGCACCGCAGGCTTGGGCGGCTCGAATACAGGCAGGGGCGTTCCAGTACTGGCGTACTTGGTCGCGGGCTTCGAGTTCGCCTCGCTTGCCCTTCTGTCGGGAGTTGGTCAGTAGTCGGCTCCCTGGGTCTGGGGAGTTTCGGACGCATCACCGAACGGCGTGTCCGATTCCTCCTGGACGGTGAAGCCACCGTCGCCTTCCCAGGCATCGAACTGAGCGCCGCCGCCACCAGCTTCAACGAGGTCGATGACTTGAACAGCGTCCAGGTCAGCCGTCACTCCGTACTTGTCCCCGAAGGTGTAGGTACGGAAGACCACGGCGGCGCGGACGGTGGAACCGCGCCCGATCGTGTCGGCCACAGCCTCGGGGATCTTCCGACCCCCAGCATCCACCAGCCCCAGGTTGATCGGGCCCCAGGTGGAGCCATCCTTCCGAGTGCCAGCAACCTGCTTCTTGAGGTTCCAGCGGTAGTTGCCCGTGGGGATGCCCTCCTTGTCCTTCTCCTTCTTGAGGAAGAAGGGGGCCGGGCTGGCTTCCTCGGGATCGAGGCCCTCCTCCTGGAGGACGTACTCGAGACCCTTCTCGTGCAGCTCACGAGCCCAGTCGTGGAACCGCCTGTGCTCCTCGTTGTCGGGGTCGACCAGGAGGACAACGGACTTGGTGGGGCCCTTCAAAGGCTTGGTCTCTCCCTGGACTTTGATCTCCGTTTGGGGCCGTCCGAGGACAGCAAACCCAACGTGGAGAGGCGGGGTGAAGATGCCTTGCTTTCCTTCGAGGACCTTGGTGATGTCGGCTTGGCCGTAGGGGACGAACTTCATGCGAAGAAGTACTTGCTCTGATGCAATTCCTTGAGGTCGAGATCACCCCGAGCGGGGAGATCCGGGATCTCCGTCCCTTGCGGGAGGAGCTGTAGAACCTGGTCCCGAAAGTCCTCGAGCGGATTTGCTGCGAAGACATCGTGCCAGGCATTCCGTAGTTCCCGGGCTAGTACCGGGGCCTCAGCTGCCGTGGTCCCGTAGGAGTCGTGGACCATGCTGAGGTTGGTGACTCCGGCTCGACTGGCGTACAACACCGTCCGCATCATCGCGGCTGCGTCGAGGGAGTGAACGAAGTTGGGAGGTAGAGCGTCAGCCTGCTTGCGGCGGAGGATCTCTTTGTCCTCAGCGTCCCGGAAGTAGGTGTAGTGGGTGTGACGACCCCGGAAGTGGGTGTTGATGGTGTGGGAGTCCATCCGGTAGTAGGTCTGCCGCACAGGGAAGCCCACAGGGGTCACCCACCCCACCTCGAGGTTGCTGTCCGAGAACAGGTTGGCTACCTGACGAAGCCACTCCATGCACTCGAAAGCTCCGTGGACCACGTTCTCGATCGCCTTGGTCAACGCCTTTGCCATAGCGATAGACGCCTGAGGAGCAAAGGCGGGCCACCGGGTAGCCTTGGGGTTCTCGAACCGCCACTCGTCCACGTACCGGATAATGGTCCCGAAGGTGCAGCCATACGGGGTAGTCATCACAGGGCGCTTAGCCAGCGCCCGAGGGACCTCACCGCCAAGATCCGCCAGCCACTCCCGACCAACCTCCCGATACCGCTCGTCCTCCATCATGGAGAGTTCCAGAGCGGCCTCGTTAGCTACCTCTTGGTAGATGTCCTGAGGCGTGTCGCACGGAACACAGTTGGTGGCAAGCCCTTCCTCGCGGTGGCGGGAGAGCAGGGAGTACACCTGGAGCCCGTTGCAAGATCCGTCCATCCCGACGATGGCGTGACCCAAGGCACCCAATCCCTGCTTCATCAGCCGCCCGTAGTCCTCTACGGCGGTAAGGAACTGCCACGGCTCATCCGCGTCCTCCCACTTACGGCAGCCCAGCGGATCCTTCGCTACCTCACGGATCCAGTCTTCATTCTGGGCCACCCACTCGATTCGTTCGCGGAACGGAACCTTGTCGTTGCCCCAGGTGTTCGCTAGATGGATGCGAAGCCAGTCGGCTTGCTCCTCGGTTTCGATCGGCTTCCCCTCAGCAAACCGGAGCAGACCCTTGGCCGCGTCACAGCCCTGGGGCTGGAGGTACTGCGGCATCGGGTAGCAGCGGCCCCGCCAGTCAAGGCGCTGAGGGAAGTAGATCGGATGGCCCTTGTGGTCCCGGGCGATGTTGTAGATCCGGGAGTAGACGATGACCTTCGACCACTTATCCGCGTTGGCTCGGTGGACACCTCGAGCCTGTACCCGGTAGTCCTTCCACGACGGGTGCCCGTCAGGCATGGGGTTTCCATACTCGTCGGTAGGACGCGGCGGGAGCGGGTGCTTCTCCCGGAGAGCCATCCCTCCGAGCTGCATGTCCTTCTCGAAGGAGTAGGAGTAGATGTCCCAAGCGAGCGGGCTAACCTCGTAGGGGACCCGCTGGAGCAGGTTGATCGAGTCGTAGACCTCGGCGCTGTCCTCGGGGTCGAGGAAGTCAGCGGCCTCCTCCCCACGGATGATGAAGCACCGACTGAGTTCGGGGGTGTAGTAGCCCCCGCTGTGCGGACCGTCCCAATCCTTCGGGGTCTGGAGGCAGGGAGTGAGGACCGGGAACAGATCCCCCAAGCGATCGGCGGCTTGGTGCATCCACTCGACAGCGTGCTCACTGAGGGTCACCAGGACCGGGCGAGCCATGTGCTTCTTCTTCGGGCGCTCCCCTCGGAACGTGGTCAGTAGATCCGTGTCCGTGAGAAGGATGGTGAGGATGTACTGACCCAGCGCCGTCTTGGTCTTCGCCGGAATACGGGCCGGAGTCGGTCCTTCCTTTGCTAGGCTCAGGCCCTCTCGGATCCACCGCTCACGCACGGAGGTCCGCGCCCGCTTCACCCGCTGGATCAACTTGACGTATCCGGGGTAGTCCTCCTTCCGGGCCTGATCCAGGCGGTACTCGTCCTCAAGGGCCGAGGCAATCTCCATCACCACCTTCTGGAGGTGGGGAGCGTTCGGGCGGCGGTCAGGGGCGCAGATGTGGATGACCGCTTGGAGCGCCACCCAGGCCACGCGATCCTCACCAATCGCCTCGATCAGCTCCCGCTCCCGGGTCACCGTCAGGACCGGGCGGCCCCCTCTGGGTGAACCCTCCAGCTTCTCCCGGAGGATCTTCGCCACACCATCCGTGGCGTTCTTGGCGAGCTGGATCCCGATTTTGGTCCGCCCGATGTTCCCCTTCTCAAGGGCTTCCCGGAAGTTCCGGTGGGAGCGGAGGTGACCGTTGCGGGCCATCCTCTCTTCTGCCGCCCGCTGGCTGCGGGTGAGTTCCTGGGTCGCCTCCATGACGCCCAGATCCTACCAAGTGTGTCACTGCGTACCAAGCCTCAAGGCCGGGAAATCGGCCATAGAGGTACACCACGACACAGAACTACTTACGCTCTTTCAACTTACGGTGGATCGTCTTGAAGGAGGTCCCGACCTCAGCCGCGATCTCCCGGAGGCTCCAGCCCTGGTCGTGGAGGTCGTAGACCTGTTGAAGCCTCTCTGGCGTCCACACCTCTGGCCCCGCCTTGTAGGAGAAGGTAGGAAGCCCCGCCTTGAGGTTGCGGAGGGCTAGTGTCCGGTGTTTGTTGCAGACCCAGACCAGGACAACCTCCCCCTCTCTCACGGGCCGGGTGCCCCTCTCCACCAGCTCAACACGCCGGATCGCGGGCCTGTCGCAGCCGTCGTAGTAGCAGGGTCTTTTCTTAGGGGTAGCCATAGGTGTTAGCCCTTTCCTACTTTCCCGAACGTGATCCCGCAAGGTGAGGCGCAACTTTTCCACGGAAGCGCGTGTCATTCCCTACCAACATATGGTCAGGTGAGGTCAGCCCTGGAGGGCTGCACAGAGCATGACACAACAAACCGAAAGCAAGGAAGATGTAAACGCCCAAAAGTCACTTCGGGCGGAATCACTACCTGACATTCTTCGGATCGGAGACGTTTGCGACTACCTAGGCATTACCCGAAGGTTATTACAGCAACTCCGAACCGGAGGTCAGTTCCCTTCTCCCTTCTTTGTCGGGTCCTACCCTCGCTGGACCCGCCAGGCACTTCTCGACTGGATAGCCTCAGGAGGCTCGCAGCCCTGATGAACAAGAGCACGCTCGCAACTACCGAAGATCCGTCCACCCTTAGCGCCTACCTCGTAGAGGATGCTTCGTCGGTAGATGCCCACCTTTCCGAGGTCTTCATCCGGTCGAAGGCTGACCCTCACTCCAAGGCGTTCGTTCATTGCTTCTTGGAGCGGGTACTCAAGTTGCTAGACTCGATGAGCGTGACCGGCCCTCTTCCGAAATCTGCTGAGGCGGTTGACTCCACTCGAGGCGAACGGGCTGCGGCCTGGCTGCGCCGGAACAGGTGGCACCTCTTGGCGTACACCTCTTTTGGCTTGGTGATCCTGCTGCTTCTCTGGCAGAACTCCAGAATGGAGCGGGCCATTGAAGACAACCGTGGGCTCATCAACGAGACGCACGCTCAGGTTCTCCAGGCTATTCTCGAACTCCAGCAACAGGGCGAATAGCCATGTGTGAATCGACCTCTCAATTCGGCGATGTCCTCGAGACCACCTGGACCATCGCTGGTGGAGGCACCAAGACGGTGACCACCACCAAGCTCGCTGGCGAAAGCCAACAAGCCTTTGAGCTCCGCCATCAGGTGGAGGTGAATCGAGTCAAGTCTCAGTTCCCTCCCGTGGAGTGCCCTCGCGGCGGCAACTGACCCACCCACCATAGGACACACAAGCTCAGCGGCCCTGTCCCTCTCGGGGCGGGGCTGTTTTCTATCATGGGACGAGGCAAGGGCCGTGGGTCCATCGAGACCTACAAGCGTGACGGCAAGAACAACTACCGGCTCCTGTGGATGGACGCCCAAGGACGCCGCCGCAAGCGGAACGTGGGGAGCAACCGCGCCCACGCCGAGAAGCTCCTCAATCAGATCATCGCGGAGAGGGACCTCCAGGAAGCGGGGGTCCATGGCTCGGTGGGGATGGATAGGAAGCTCGAGGAACTGGCAAGGGAGTACCTCCCGTGGCTGGAGGAGAACCGTAGCCGCTCCCACTCCAAGCGGACTGAGGGAGCGTTGGGAGCGATCCTCTCCAAGCTCACAGCCCAACGGGTGAACCACCTAGCGGTGAGTCAGGTACGGCAGTACCAGTCGAGGAGGCTTCGGGACGGAGTATCTAGCCGCACAGTCAACGTGGAGACCCAAGCCCTTTGCGCCATGTTGAATTGGTGCGTGGACTCAGGGCTGGTAGCTGAGAACCCACTCGCCGCGCTCAAGCACCTCACCATGGACGCCACCAAGGTCAGGCGGAAGCGGAGGCCGCTAGACAAGGGGGAGGTCCGTGCCCTGCTGGATGTCGCTCGAGCCCGGGACATGGAACTCAACCGTCCGGTCCCCTACTCCCTGCTGTGGGAGTCACTACTAGCTACCGGGGCTCGGCCTGGAGAGCTGACTCGCTCCGCCTGGGGCGATCTGGACGTAGAGGCGGGAACCCTGACCCTGAGAGCTACCAAGAACAAGCACCCCCGCACGGTGCCCCTACTGGACCCGAGCCTGGCAGGGAGGCTCCAGGACCACCGAGCCAAACGATCAGCCGACCTGCGGCGGATGGTGAGGAATGATGAACTGATCTTCCTGTCTCCTCGAGGCTCCGCCATCCAGATCAACAACACCCGGAGGGAGTTCCAGAAGGTCCTCGCCGATGCCGGAATTGAGACTCCCGACCCGCTTGGACAGACCGTTGACCTCTACTCCCTCCGCCACACCTTCGGTTCCTGGATGGCTGCGCGAGGCGTCCCGCTCGCTGACCTGAGCAAGATGATGGGCCACCGGGACCCGAAGGTGACCATGAACTACTACGTCACTCCGGATGTGGAGGCACAGAAGCAGCGGCTCGATGCGCTCGGGATCCGGGATGAGATGCGCCACCTATTCGGCACCTGAGATCGCCCAACCGTCGTAAGTTGGGGTGGCTGAAGGGAATCGAACCCTCGACCTCCGGAATCACAATCCGCGTGGGTGTCGTGGTTGGGAGGTCATCTGGAGGGGTTACTGGGCTTCAAGTGGGCTATCGTGAGCACGCTTGGTACGGCTTGACACGCCTCAAGTACCCCTATTCGACCCCTGGATTCTTCTGGCGGGGTGGGCGAGATCGGGTCCAATGGAGCCATGCTGGCTACCATCGCTGACCGTCTACCGAACCTGCTTGAGGGAGCCCTCGTTGGTCTTGCCATTGGAGGGGCTCTCTGGCTGGGCCAAACCCTTAAGCAGAAAACCCCCACCGAACCGAAGTCCGATGGGGGCGACACAGAGACACAAGGGCCTACTCTGAGAGGCTGACCTCCGAGATCGGGCCCAATAGCTCGCCATCACGGTACACCAGGAGGTTCCCGGTGCAATCCTCGATGGTGAGTTTCCCGATGTTCTTGAGGTAGATCCGGTCGTAGTCCGAGGGGTTGAGGGCCTCGAAGTGGGAGCCGATCAAGAAGAGATCCTCAACGCCGTCGATGAGAACGGCAGTCTGCCTGTCCGCCCGGGTGTGGCGGAAGGAGCTTTGGAGCACCCGAGCGTAGGAGCGGGGCTGGATGGTGAGCATCCCTCTACTCTGCTCGAGCATAGTGTTGTCGAGAGTACAGCCCACCATGTCCACAGGACGGTCCGCGCCCTCGAGGTCCCCGAAGGTGAAGGCGTAGGCGTTCCGTCCGTGGTCGTAGTTCCATCCGGTGCGTTTGGCGTCTACTTCTAGGAGGTAGATCAACCCGCCCGGTTGACGGTCCTTCTGAACATCGTAGGACTCCTTCTCACGCCACACGGTCTGGACTGCCTGCCCTCCTACGCCCTCGATCGTTACATTGTGAAGAGTGAGAGAGATATCTTCACTCCAACTCACGTTGGCGTAGATGCCGTGCTCTCGCTCCACGTTTCGGATCGTGCAGTCCTCCCACACAACGCTCTTGACGTTGTGCATCCGCGAACCCCAATGGGAGGCTCCGTCGATTTCGACTCCACGGATGGTGATGTCCTCAGCAGGCGTCGGCCCGCCAGGCAAGGAGGCGGAGATGCCTACATGCTTGAGGTCCTTGACGAGCACGTTCTCAAGCGTCTGCCCCGACTCCAGCATGATCCACTTCTCCCAATCCTTTGGGAACTCGTAGACCGGCAGCTCTGAGGCTGGTGGGGCTACCGCCTCCTGTTCGGCCTCGGGCTCCTCGGTGGACTCCTGGAGGCCGGCCATGAGCACCGGGACCATAAGTTCCTGGATCGCGGCGAACGCGCCGTCAGCTTCGGCGGCAGCCTTGGTGGCCTCAGCCCGCTTGGCGTAGTACAGCTCGCGGAACTCGTTGAGCTGGTCGATGAGTTGTTGGTTGATCTGGCTCATGGCTTACAGGAAGAACGCTTGGGCTTGCTTCTTGATCTCGGCCCACTTCGGCGGTGCTTCCGCGTCCGTCTGGGTCGAGTACTCCTTCGCTCCCCACGAGCCGAAGTTGTTGAACTCGTGGGTGTACAGGAAGTGGCAGAACAGGTTGTCCCCCACGACCTCGCGCCAAACCTGGAAAGCCTGGGCGTAGAGCTGGGCCATCTCGGGCCGCTCGTTCATGGTGTTGAAGATCTCCGCCAGCAGCGGGTCGTAGAGGTAGTTCGCCACACCCGCGAGGTGCTGACCGCCTTCGTATGCGATGAGCTGGATTCCGTTCGGGTCTGAGGTCAGGTTCTCGATCACGTTGAGGTGCGCCTGGGCGTCGACCCGCCACCCACGACCGATCTCACCTTGCATGATCCGCCACAGCCACTCGTGGGTCTCGAGGAGAGCAGCTTCCTTACTGCCCCCAGACTGAGCCAGGTAGGTGTTGTACTGTTGCTTGATTTTCTCGGGCCAGTTGACCTTGGTGAACGGACTGCCCAGCGAGGCACCGAAGTAGGGCCCCACGGCCAAAGCGTCGATCTTGGTCGAGGCTGTGTCGTAGTTGAGGATCGTTTCCGACACGAACGAGTTGGCCCACTGGGATCCCGCCACACGGATACGGCGAGCAAGCTGCCCGCTGTACACGGCGTCGATGAGGGTCATCACCTCCTTCATCCGCACGCTGTACGCCTTGAGCTGGGCGGTGAACGGAGAGGCGTCGAGCGCCGAGCCACCGATGGTGGCGGGAGCGGTGAAGTCGTTACCGATGTCCCAGAAGTAGGTAGCCTGAGGGAAACCCGCAGGGACCCACTGAGTACCGTCGTTGTACCGACCGCCGTTCCAATGCTCGTTGGAAAGCTCGTAGAAGCAGCGTAGGTTGGGCTCGAGGTTGGCTTCGATGTAGGTAGCAACCGCCGTGACCCCGGCATCCGACATCTGGTGCGGGATGCAGTACCACATATTGCGGTTGGCCTGGTTGCACAGCTCAACCATCAGCTCCACCGAGACTCCGGTGGGGCCGGTTTGCGTGGCCCAATCCGCCGCCGGGATGTCGGTGTAGGCGATCGTGGGGTTGGAGGTTCCTTGGCCCTCATCACCGTTGGTCCGACCCCAGTTCATAAAGCGGAACGTGGTGAAGTTGTCCTTGATCTCATCCAGGTAGTTGTCCCGGAAAGGCTGACTGGCGTAGGTAGCCAAGTCGTCCTCATGGACCAGACGGATGTTGGTCAAGTCGTAGTCGCCAGCCTCGTCAGGCCAGAAGCGGAACCCGATGGTCCCCTGGTCCGCGTCGATGTTGAGGGTGATGTCCCCCACCGATTGGGACACGATCGAGGCAGCCCCGAAGGTAAAGATCCGGCCATCCGTGCCGTCGTACAGCAGGTGATAGGTCCCGCTCGGGTACTTCCCACCAAGGTCGGTGCAGATCAAGGTGGCCCACGCTTGAGTTGAAGTCGGCTGAGGCCAGCCATCCGAGTCGAGGGTCAGCGTCACTCCCGTATCCCAGGGTGTGTTGAAGTTAGGCTCCTGGGGGATGTACCGCCGAGCCTGACGCATCAGGTCTTTCCACGGAACGTCGGGGTTCCAGTCGGCGTTTTCGTGGAGGTTGGTTCCCATCCCACGGTAGGGATCGTTGAAGACCTGAGAGTCGTTGAGCACCATTTGAGCAAACGAGAGGAGAAAGAGAGATCCGAGGATCACGAGGTGAAGGCACGCCGCGCGTACCAAATGCAAGAGGTGGCCCCGGCGGTGGTCGCGGACGTAAGGGCTGAGACGACCTCACCAGCAGGGATGAGCACGTTGAGTCCCGTAACCTGAGCCTTGTTGCTCGAGGTGAACGTCATCCCGGCTGCACCCCCGGGGTGTGAAGCAGAAAGCAGAACCACCGTGGCCGAAGTGATCGAGTTGGCGCAGATCGCTTGGCCGTGGGTGATAACCACATCAAATGGCCAGAAGTGACCGAAAGACGTAGAGGTAGGGATCGCCTGGAGCTTGAAAAAGGTGAAGGCTGAGGTGGCTACCTGGTCTGCGAACGACAAGTCCTCCTTCCACAGCGACAGCCAACGGCTCCGGCCGGCGTCCCAATAGGCCCACTCCCCTGAGGTGCTGTAGGCAAGCTCGCCGTCAGTAGGGGAACCGGGGAACCCTGTGGAGGCCCGGTCGCCGAACAGCTCTCCGTCGATCGCTGCCTCGATCGCGGTGATGTTCCCCGCGTTGGTGATGATCGCTGACTCGGCAGCCGTCAAGTCTCCTTGTAGGCTGCTGATATCAGCGGTAGCTGCGGCGATATCGCCGGCATTCGCGGTGATGAGGGCCTCGGCTGCCGTGAGGTCAGCCTCGAGGGAGGTGATGTCACCCTCGGCTGCGGTGAGCCCCGCCTGGAGGGTGGTGATGTCTCCCTCTGCCGTGGTCAGGTCCGTCCTGAGGTCTGTGATGTCGTCCTCAGCAAGGAGGATGTCAGCCTCGATGGAGGAGATCGCGGCCTCAGCATCGGATACGTCCGACTGGAGGGTGGTGATGTCTCCCTCGGCTGCTGCCACATCCGTCTCCAAGGAGTCCAGCCGTGTATCGTGGCTCTCCACCTGGGAGGTCAGGATGGCGACCTGAGGAGTGACGAGGGAGAGCGTGGCGGCGTTCGCATCGGCCTCA